GGTAGGAAGTCTTTTTTTAATCAAGCCTATAAAAAAGATTTTGGTTACGGTGAAAGATTTGTTATGGATTCAAATCAATTAGATCCTATTGAAAAACTATGGAGGTATTATGTTGAAAACAATCTGGCATCTACTGAAAGATTCGCCTGAGTATGTGAGTGCTTTAATAATAATAACTTTCTTTTCTATCGGTTTTATGATAGGTGATTACATTAAATATGGAGGTACGTCGTGAGTATTGATGATATAACACCAGAAGAATGGGACAATATTTTTAAACCAAAAACAACTTGTGGAAAACTTTTTCATCCTCAAGATAATCATACCGCTAATCCTGTAACAAAGCCTGAGCATTATAATAAAGGTGGTGTCGAGGCTATTGATTATATTAAACAACAATTGGGTGATGGCTTTGGTGACTACTGTGCTGGGAATGTCCATAAATATCTTCATAGGTTTCGTTACAAGAATGGGGTAGAGGATCTGCGAAAGGCCCGTGTCTATCTTGATTGGTTAATTGAGGACATAGTAAATGAATAATGATACCATTGTATCGGATGAAGGTAAAGAATATTCTATTGAAGAAATCAAACACAGTAATAGAATATTAAAAAGCGCAACACCAAAAGGAACTTTAGATTGGCATCTTAAATGGATTGCTAGTGCATGGTTATTGGTTGCAATATCTTTAAGAAGTACTGGGGTTCCAGAGCTACAAGTCTATGATATGCTTTTAAGTTTTGCAGGTACATCTCTCTGTGCTGTTGTAGGATTTATGTGGCGTGATCGTGCTATAATAATGATTAATGCTATAGCGGCAGTACTTTTGTTGGGTGGTTTAGTCGGAAAAATATTTGGAGTTTAGTATGACCTTTGATGAGTATCAGACTAGGGCATCTGTAACAGCCCTATACGAAGATAATTTTTATCCTATTGCATCTTTAATGGTAGAGTCTGCTGAGTTATCAGACCTGTTTATCAAGCCTCGTTTGAGGGGCGATGACAAACAAATAGACAGACATGATATAGTGTCAGAGGCGGGTGATGTTTTGTGGAATCTTGCCATGTTATTGCGTGATAATGGTATTGACTTCTCAGAAGTTGCCAAGTATAATCTATCTAAACTTCAGAGTCGTGTAGATCGTGGAGTTATTAAAGGCTCTGGAGGTAATCGTTGAAGATTATAGAAGGTAATTTTAGTAAGGATAAGAAAAAAACTTTAAACGAAAAAGTCTCTGAAGGTCTTTCAAAACTAGAAGAATCTTCAGAAGAAGAAACTTTAAGGTATCCTTTTATTTTGATTGTTGATACTGGTGAAGATTTAAAAGTAGTTTCTGATGTTGAAATGGAAAAGTTTAATTTGCTTTTAGATCTTGTTAAGATGACTGTCCTTACCGGAAGTTATGAATAGGAGAAAGCATGGAGGAAGATAAGTTTAATATTGAAGATGCTGTCTGTCGGGCATTTATTTTGTCGTTAGGTACTAGCCTACCGTCCCCCGGCACAGTCCAGAATATGATTAGTTGGATAAAAATTCAGGCTCGTAAAGAGCAAGAACAATTATCTACTGATTATGTGTATAGTTGTATCCCTCGTTACATTAACTTTATGTTTAACAAATCTTAGGAGATTTTTATTATGGCACTTGTTGAAGGCGTAGCAATGTGGGCTTCTATTACCACACCTAACACTACTTATACCCCAGCATATCAAGTAAATCTTGTTGTTTCTGAGGACGTTGCAAACGATTTCAGATCACGAGGCTTTACGGTTAAAGATATGGAGGAGGGGCCAGCACTTATGATTAAGCGAAAAGTTGATGGGCCTAACGGCATGGTTCGTACAGCACCTAAACTTTTAGATAGGAATAAAAATCCTATGAATGTCGCAGTTGGTAATGGCTCAAAGGTTAAGGTGCAGTACAAAGAGTGGGAGTCTACTTGGAATGGCACATTGTACAAAGGTCTAGACTTGCAAGCTATGCAAGTTATTGAGCTTGTTGAGTATGCCAGCCCCGACGGTTCTGAATTTGATATTGAAGATGAAGATGGAGATGAGTTGTAATGAATTATAGATACACTGACGAAGATAAAACTTATGATGTTGAGAAGTTGTCTGGCGAAGGTCAGGCAACATTTAATCTACTCGTTACTGTCCAACAAAGGATGGATGGTATCCAAGGGGACTTAACAATTCTTCAAGCTTCAGCGGTTGCTCTGCATCAAAAGATGAAAGAGTTTCTTGATGACGATGCAATAGCTGAGGACGATGAAACGGAGGAGTAAATCATGGGCGAATTTGTGGAGTACCACAAGCCTTGTCCAAGTTGTGGAGGCAGTGATCCTGTCTCCATAAACTCAGATGGTTCTGCAAAATGTTTTAGTTGTGGAACCTTTTTTAAAGATTACGAATCTGCGATGGGAGGAAACGTGGCAGACTTTAATAGCTTTAAAAGATCAAACGATAACACTTCATTCACTAACAGCGTGTATCACGCACTAACCGACAGATCTATTTCTCTTGAGACTGCAAAGAAGTTTGGTGTTCGTTCAGTCAAAGATGAGAAAGGTAATATTATTCAGCACCACTATCCGGTATATATAAACAATGAAGAAGTTGCTACAAAAGTTCGTAATCCGAATAAAGCATTTACTTGGTCAGGCTCACCCAAAGGAACTGGGCTTTTTGGTCAGCAAGTGGCACAGACGGGCGGCAAATACATTACAATCACTGAAGGTGAATGTGATGCTATGGCGGCATACGAACTGCTTGGTAGTAAGTGGCCCGTCGTATCTGTTAAGAATGGAGCACAAGGCGCGGCAAGGGACGTTCAAGAAAATCTTGAGTTCCTTGAATCGTTTGATACGGTGGTCATTTCATTCGACAACGACAAGCCGGGGCGAGAAGCCGCAAAGAAAGTGGCGCGTATTATCAAGCCCGGAAAAGCTAAGATACTCACACTACCTACTGAGTTCAAAGACCCTAACGAAATGCTCAAGCTGGGTCATCACAAGGCTTATGTTACTGCGTGGTGGGCTTCAAAACTTTACACGCCGTCTGGGATTCTAAACGTCAGTGAAGAGCGCGAGAACTACAAGAAGCGTGAGCGTAAAGAATCTATTCCTTATCCTTGGAGTGGTCTTAATGCAAAGCTTGATGGCTTACGGCAAGGAGAACTAATCACGCTGACAGGTGGCACAGGCTTAGGTAAGTCTAGTGTTACTCGTGAGCTTGAACACTGGCTCATCACCAACACTAACGATAAGGTAGGCGTCATAGCTCTTGAAGAAGATTGGCGTCGAACTGTAGATGGTATTCTTTCTATTGAAGCTAATGCCAAACTACACATCGATAGTGTTCGTGCTGAGTTCAGTGAAGAAGATCTAGATAATTTCTTTAATGTTTTATACGACGGTGAAAATAAGAACCGTGTATTTGTCCATGCCCACCTTGGGATGAATGATGTTGATAGTGTATTTTCTAAACTACGCTTTATGGCAATGGGGCTTGAATGTAAGTGGATAGTTTTTGACCACTTGCATATGTTATTGTCGATGACTACGGACGGTGATGAACGTCGCAATATAGATTCTATAATGCACAACTTCAGAACACTTGTTGAAGAGACAGGAGTAGGTTTAATTCTTGTGTCACATCTTAGAAGAGTTGATGGTAATCGCGGTCATGAAAATGGTATTGAAACAGGACTCAATCACCTACGCGGCTCACAAAGTATTGCTCAGTTATCTGACTGCGTGATTTCTCTTGAACGTAATCAGCAATCAGAAGATCCTATTGAGGCCAGTACAACAAAGGTAAGGGTCTTGAAGTCTAGGTACACAGGAGATGTCGGCTTGGCTACCCATTTGTTTTATGACAAAGACAGTGGTAGACTCAGCGAAATCGCTATGGAAATAGAAGAACAGGATGAGCTTGAATTATGATTGGATGGGTAATAGTATTAGCAGTGTGGATGACTTACATTGAAGTCGAACACCCTAACCGTATGCACGAAATAGAAGCTGAGGCTGATTATGAAGAGCATAGTATTTGACATTGAGGCTGATAGTCTTGAGCCTACAAAGATTTGGTGTATTGCCGCAGTCGATCCTGACTCTGGTGAAACCAAAACCTTTGGGCCTACTGAGATTGTCAACGGCCTTGCGTTTCTTACGACTGCTGAGAAGCTGATAGGCCATAACATTATTGGTTATGATCTTCCTGCCATCAAGAAAATACACAACGTAGATCTAACAGAAGGGCGGGCAATTGTTGATACTCTAGTTCTCTCTCGCCTCTTTAATCCTACAAGAGAGGGTGGTCATAGCCTAGAGTCTTGGGGTTATCGCATTGGCCTACAGAAAATAGATCATACAGAGTTTGGAGAATACTCTCCAGAAATGTTGAACTACTGTAGGAATGATGCAGTTCTCAACGCTAAGATGTTTAACAATCTTAAAACAGAATCTCGTGGCTTCAGTCGGCAGTCTGTTGTTCTTGAACACGAGGCGCTAAAGATTATTGCAGACCAAAGAGAGCGTGGCTTTCTGCTTGATGTCAGATCTGCAACCTTACTTGAGGCTGAATTGACTGATCGCCTTAAAGAAGTAGAGCGTGAGGTTCAAAAATCTTTTAGGCCCAAGCAACTAAAGACCATCTTGTTACCGCACTTCACTAAGACAGGTGCGCTTTCTAAGATGGGTCAGATAGAAGGCTCGCCAAAGAAAAGCAGGCTAACGAAAGAAGAGTATGAAGACATAGCCACTAAGCGTAAAGCTATTCGCATTGAAGAAGTACCCTTCAACTTAGGGTCACGTAAACAAATAGGCGAGTATCTTATTGACTTTGGTTGGAAGCCAAAAAGATTTACGCCTACAGGTCAGCCTATTGTAGATGAGTCAACACTTAGTAAGATTAAAAATATTCCTGAAGCTACACTGATTGCTGAGTATCTTCTACTTCAGAAACGAATAGCACAGGTTAAATCTTGGTTGAAGGCGACACATGAAGATGATCGTGTTCGTGGCTTTGTAAATCCTAATGGTACTATCACAGGACGTATGACACACAACAGCCCTAACATGGCACAGGTTCCAAACCTATCAGCGCCTTACGGCAAAGAGTGTCGGGCTTGTTGGACTGTGGCAGACGGCTATAAGCTAGTAGGTATCGATGCCAGTGGTTTAGAGTTACGAATGCTTGCACACTATATGAAGGATGAGGACTTCAAAAATGAAATACTCCACGGAGACATACACTCAGCTAACCAAAAGCTTGCAGGACTTGAATCAAGAAATCAGGCGAAA